GCGACACAAAAATTGCTGATGTAATCGTACCCGAGTTATTCACTCCGTACGTATTAAATAAAACTGCCGAAAAGTCTGCATTATGGCAGTCAGGCATTGTTGGGGAGCTAGATGAAAAAGTTGCTTTTGGTACAGAAGGCGGTACTACAGTAAATATTCCTTTCTGGAATGATTTAAGCGGTGAGTCAGAAGTACTTTCAGATTCAAAACCTTTATCTGTAAATAACATCACTTCAGGCAAGGACATTGCGATTCTTCATGCACGTGGTAAAGCATGGGGCGCTAATGATTTGGCTAAAGCATTATCTGGTGACGATCCACTTGGTGCGGTTGGTGATCTGGTCGCAGATTACTGGTCGCGTGAATTTCAGGGGTTTACCGTAAATACACTTAAAGGTGTATTTGGGTCTGCAAGCATGGCAGGTAATACCCATGATATTTCGGCTGGAACTGGAGCTGCAGCTGTAATTGATGGCGTATCTTTTGTTGATGCTTCTTATAAGTTGGGTGATGCCGTAGATAAATTAACGGCTATTGCAATGCACTCGGCAACCATGGCGGCTTTAGCTAAGCAAGGCTTAATCGAAACTGTTCGAGATGCTGATGGTGTGGTTCTCTACAAAACCTTTATGGACCGTCGTGTGATTGTTGATGATGGTATGCCCGTTGAAGGTGATGTCTTTACCTCATTCTTGTTTGGCCAAGGTGCGATTGGTTTCCAAGATATTGGCGCACCAGTTGGTGTAGAGACTGACCGTGACAGTTTAGCGGGTACTGACATTCTTATTAACCGCCGTCACTTTGTGCTACATCCTCGTGGCATTAAATGGGCAGGTGATACAGGTATTGCACCTAATAATGCCGGTCTTGCTACAGCCGGTAACTGGGAACGTGTCTACGATCCTAAACAGATCCGTATTGTAGCATTCAAGCACAAGATCAAATAACAAAAAGGCGGGTAATACCGCCTTATCTTTTTGGAGATCCACATATGGGACTTTCATCATTTAACCGTGCACGGGAAAGACAACAAATGACAGAAACAAAAATTGCTGAACTCGAAGAACAACTGGCAACAGTAAAGGGCGAATTTATTGCCTTTCAAAATGATACCGAAGCAATGAAAGCACGTATTGCTGAACTTGAATCAGGTGAAGGTGGTCAAACACCTGAAGATGACCAAAAACCAAGTGATACTCAACCACAACCAATTAACTATGCTGGTCTAAAAGTAGATGAGCTTCGAGCTGTACTAACTGAAAAAGGCATTGCATTTGAAGCAGGTGCTAAAAAAGATGAACTTTTAGCATTAATTCCAAAGGAATAATTCATGAGCTTTATCACTGAACAAGAAGCAATTGAACGTGTAGCAGGCTTTGATGCTTTATCTGCCAGTGATAAAGCTGACTATCTTGAAAAGTCAGAAGCTTACTTATTGGCGCGTAACGTCAAGCCTTATGAAGATGTGACAACAGTCCCTAAGGCCCTCAAAACGGCTTCCTATGAAGTCTTAAAAGGCATCATGAGGGGTGAAATATATCAAGGACAGGAACAAGCATTAAAGCGAAAGAAAGTAAAAGCAGATACGGTTGAAACAGAAAAGGAGTATCAGGACGGATCAGTAAAACTTAGTGCATCCGAGCAGTACATTCTTGATTTGATCAAGCCATATTGCAAACGAAAAGCTGTATTTTTTGTCAGGAAAATTTAAATGGGCTTACGTGACGAAATTCAGGCAGATATTGCCGAAGCATTTAATGATGATTTAGCGGACGCCGTTCATACCTTTACATGTGAGCGGATCTCAAAAACTAATTGGGATCCTAAAACTGAAACATATGTTGAAGTTAAAGAAAACTATTCTGGCCGAGGTGTACTTTTTGGCTCATACAGTCAATATGAGATTGAGACGCTTGGAGTGCTGGCTACTGATAAAAAAGCAACTGTGCTGCAAAATGAAGTATCCATGACTCCAAAAATTGACGATGAATGGCTAACAGCTTTAGGCTCATTTCGAGTTATCCATATTCAACAAGATCCAGCCAGTACAATCTGGAAATGTCAGCTTCGAAAAGTGTAGGGGCTAAAATGGTTAATCCTGATTATGTTCCTGAATGGTATATCTCGCCTTTTCAACATGTGCAGTACACGCTTGCTCGAAATCAACTACACATGGATTTGTTATTTGAAGATATGGATAAGGCCGATCAATTTTTGGATATGGGAGCGGATGCGCAAGTTAGTACTTTTTCTGATGGTGCATATGCAATCGTCCAAATTGGTGATACGGCGGATAAAGACCGAATTCAAGTTTATGGATTGCTTTTACATGAAGCTGTTCATATCTGGCAAATAGTAAAACGGAGAATGGGTGAACGAGAGCCTAGTGTGGAATTTGAAGCTTATTCAATTCAGGCAATCGCTCAAGAACTTTTCGAAATGTACGAAGCAAGCGAGGTGAGCAATGGGATGGAAGGGGAAAAAGCCGTCTAGTTTTAGTCTTGATGTGTCTAAAGCAGCAGAAGACCATGTGAAGCATATTGTTATGGATACTGTGCAATCTTTAGTTAATTTAAGTCCCGTCGATACTGGTGCATACCGTGCTTCACATATGGTTTCGGTTGGATCTGGTGACTATGGCATACGTGGACCTGAAACAAATGCTATTCAGGATGCAGCTATTCAAGCCGTGAAGTTTAAGTTGGGCAATTTAGTTTATATCCAGAACAACCAGCCTTATGCAGAGCGCTTAGAAAATGGGTGGTCTGATCAAGCACCACAAGGAATTTACAACACCACCTTTACCTTTATTTCTCAGAAGTATGGCGGCTAAAATGGCAATGACTTTAGAGCAGACAAGGCAAGCTATTATCGATCGTATGCAAGCTTTTACCGGTATTACGCAAGACAGAATCCAGTATCCAAATTTACCAGGCTTTAATGTACCTAAAGATGGTGTTTGGTGCTGCTTAACGATTGCAGGTGGTCCCAGTTTTACTTCTGGCATTGCAGATAAGCCATGTACTCGCCGTACCGGTAATATCATGATTCAATGCTTTGCACGTCCCAATTCAGGAATAATTGAAATCACAAAATTGAGTGATGCATTACTTGCCCATTTTGAATATTTCACAATCGAACACTTAGAATGTTTGAATGGTCAATCCATCTATGCGGGTAAAGATGCTGATTTCATTCAGTATAATGTGAGCATTGGGTACAAGGTGAATTGATATGTCATGTATGCTGACTTTAGAAGAAATCGAAATTAAACGGCAAGAGCTGGAAAGACATCTTGAAGATGTTATGGCTGTTGAACTGAAGAAGTGGCAAAGCGAAAATAAGCTATGTGTTTCCGATGTGAATATACGCTTGGCTAATGTTGATTGTCTCGGAGGGCCTAAACATAACGTTGTTACTGGAGTAAGTGTTGATTTAGATTACAAACCTTAAATTACTTTAATTAAATGACCGCTAAGAAGCAGTTTTTTACGTCTTTCTACTACCACCTCATCGGTGGTTTTTTTATGTCTATAGGAATCACTTATGAGCAATTTTGTTTTTAAGCGTGGTGACACATTCAACTTGAACTTGCAGCTGGTTGATATGGATGAAACCCTGCAGTATCCACCGGATGATGTTCGCCGTGCAATTGATCTAACCGGTTACACCTTTACTTCACAGATTAAAGCTTTGGCTGATGGAGCAGCTGTAGCTACCTTGACTTGTGCTGCATTAAATCAAAGTACACAGAAGGGATGGCTGAATATTAAATCTAGTGCAAGCACTGCAACTTGGCCTTTAGGGCTGTGTCAGATGGATATTAAAGCTGTAGTTAGTGGTACTACGCAGCACACTGAAACTTTGACTTTCCAAGTGATTGACGGGGTAACAGCATAATGGCAAATCTTGTTTTTAAATTTAGTTGGGATCACCGGCCATTCCCGTATAACTCGGCTCAGGGAAAACGGCAATTCATGCTGCCATTCGCTTCAGGCATTCCTAATCTGGCACCAAACTTTTCGCAGGTCCAAGGTACTGCTGCAGTCTCTCAAGGTGGTACTGGGGCGACAACTGCACTAGATGCTCGAACTAACTTAGGGCTTGGTAGTGCCGCGACTAGAAATGTTGGTACTACAGCTGGTAATTTGATAGAAGTTGGCGGTTTTGGAATTGGTGGAGTAGGCCAAACTTTTGAAAGAAAAATGATTACGGGAGTAAACCTAGATTCTGTCGTTAGCTATGTATTGTTATTTCCTTATTCTGTCAGCAGCTCACCCAATCGAAACATGTTTGGTGAGCTAGTGTTTTCGAGGGGTGATTCAGGCTCAGCAAATCAACATTCGAGAACTTTAGTATCAATTCAGCAAGCATATGATCGTGTTACAGCTCGGTTTATTAGTATTGGTGTAACAACTCATATTTCAGGTATGGCTGTAGTTAAATATCAAAATGTAGACTATGTTGCCATTCGAAGAACAGCAAGTTCTTCAACATCGGCATTTAGATATTTTTCCGGTATTTCCAATATTACATCTGATAATTATTTAGTTACTGTTCATACAGATGACGTTGTTATTGTCAGTGAGATACCTGTTGTAATTGAGCAGCTAAGAACATCTGCGAATACTTCTGTGGATTCCAACGGTTTCATAAAAGCAGCATCACCAGTAGTTAAGCTATTTAACGACCATATCGAGCTCAATAATGATGCAAAAAAACAGCCGATTGAATTTAAGAGAATTGATGTTGGTGATTATTTACTAGAAGGTTCTTTAGGCTTTGCTCAGGAAGGCTGGTATATCGAAGTACCGAAAGATGCAAACGGCAACACAATCGTCGCAGTAGTGTATGACACCCTAGAAAATGGTGACATCTCAATTAAAACTTACAAGCGTAAGTTTGATTTTGAACTTGCTGCTGTTGTGGCAGATCACGAGAACCCAATGGACATTCCAGAAGGCCGCTGGATTGATATCCGTCTGCATGAAGAACCTGAACCAGAACCTGAGGTTGAAGAAACTTTGAGTGAAACACCAGTGGATTTCCAGCCTACTAACTTATCTCAGGCAGTTGCTGCAGCCATGAATGGCGTGGAACCGCCAGAAATCT